TTTTTATGTTTTTATGTTTTTATGTTTTTATGTTTTTATGTTTTTATGTTTTTATGTTTTTATGTTTTTATGTTTTTATGTTTTTATGTTTTTCTCGAAAAACCTTAATAAAATTTTAAACTTCATTCTAAAATCCTATTTTGGGAAAACGGCAAAAATCACCGCTTTAAATTTATAACAAAACATATAAAAATTGATTTAAAGACCTGCGCGACTCCAAAAAATTAAATTTCAAGCAAAATTATATGACAATGACAAATTATCGTCGCACCAGAGAACAAAACGAAGTTCCCGTATTTAATATGTCGGGTTCATTCGACAGAGGTTATGTCCGTTTTAATTTTAAGCACGTTCGTTCCGGAAAGGTGTTTATTTGTAATATCCCAGCGCAAATGTCAATATCAAATATGAAAGAAAACTTGGCATATTATGTAGAACAACAATTTCAAATGAACTCGTTTGAAATTGTTCATCAAGAACCACGGTTTGCTCGTAGGTTTGAAGATGCACCCTCTATGATAATCAATGACACTCCAGTTATAACATTGTGTAGTTCTGGAGAAAAAAGAGAATGTTTTTATATTCGTCAAGTTCGCGAGGTTCGTGAGGTTCGTGAGGTTCGTCAGGTTCGCGAGGTTTGCCAAGTTTCGGAAACCGAAGAAACGGGGCAATGTATGGTATGTTTTGTAGAAAATATACCGACACGTAGATTGACCCAAAATTATCGTTGTGCGGACAACGCATTACACTATTTATGTTCGGGATGTTTATATCATTGTAATGCTAGACCGTTTTTGAGCAATGTTTGTCCATTATGTCGCGCAGAATGTTTCGCCACTCCATAAATTAGCAGGGAACCTAGGTTCCCCGCTAAAAAGAATAAAAAATAAAAATATTTATATTTTTATTTTTATTTTTAAATAATACAGTTTTACATGACTTTGGATTTCTACTAAACACCCGAATTTGTATTACGCACTTCCATTAAACAGTAAGTTCATATTTCGCACTTCAGGTTTGTCCGTCTCTTCATAAAACAACTTATGAATTTGTTCATCGTCACGGAACCGAATCGAATAATTCTGTTGAATGTTGCTTCGACCAATTCGACCCAACGCTTGTATAATTTTTTCTTGCGTCAAAACCATGTCTTTACTCAAATAACCGTGACAGAACTGATAATTCGTTCCATAAATATAATCGCTCGACGCAATAATCATATATAACTTTTGACTATCCGCAAGTCGTTTCATAATTTCTGTATAAGCAATACTTGGATGATTTGTAAATACACCAATTCCCATCAACAACAGAACCTTCCAACTGTCGGCCACATCTTTCAACAACATGATTTCAACAATAGTTTCCTCGTCAATGTCGCTTGTAAATGCACGACTTACATTTTCTACATTTTCGGCCCATTTTTTCAAGTGCGCCGGTTTGTTCGGTACAAATGTTTCATTTAGTTCTGCCGACTTTATCATAGACCGCATTGTGTCCAAGTCATTCGTCATTTTTTCAACTAGTCTGCCATCGGTTCCTGTGGCGGTTTTAACCTTCGGGTCTTCCTTGGTCTTCTTCCCCGATTTCATAGATGAATCCACACAGTCCCCCTTCAATGCATTCCGTTCAACCAAGTCTTCCAATTCTCGCTCCATCAGTTCAATTCTCTCATTTACTTGATTGTTGAACTCTATCTTTTTCATAATATCTTCCATAACATTTGCCGGGATGTTGGCTTGTTGAATGTAAAACCTCGCAATTTTTTCCACATCATTTGCGAGAAATATAGTGGGACCATCTGTCAGTGTAAACGCATCCTTTGTTGTGATGTAAATTGCACACTGTTCTTCTTGTTGTGAAACTGGAACGACTGTACCAGGATTAGCACCAGTACTAATTGCCGGATGTGCACTCGGCATCTTGACAATTGGTTGTCCCGCTTTTTCACTGTTTATTGACGGGTTCAATGTAGTAGGTGTAGTTGAGTATGTACCGGGTCCCACGCTCGCAAATTTGCGGATTTTATTTCCAGCAGGATCAATAGAAGAGTTGGAAAGAATACGTTTTTCCTTTCTCATTCTCAACAGGTTATACAACTCAGACCATCGTGTTTCACCATTTTGAATATGTTTCAAAACACGAAGATAGTGCAACTTGATATTTTGCATATTCATATCATCCAATGAAGCGAAATGCCTACAAACTCGCATATTTGTGGCAATAAAACCCTCCTTTTCCACGAAATCAATAAATCGCACAACTTCGTTCAAGTCCAAATATCGCATCAGTGTCAAGTTGGTCTCACAATGTTCCACAATTCGCAAAATATCGGCGTAGTTATCACTCAAATAATGAGGCGCCACAACATAACCGAATTTATTGATAATGGGTATAGACTTTTTACAATCATGCGAAACAATGTTGTACACTTCCGCACCCGGAAACCGACCTTGATAATCGCTAATGGTTTCTGTGAGTTCGTGCAACTTGGGTAAGGTTGCTGAAGACAAAACCATATTCGGTATCAAGTTTTCGCGCCAGTTTTGAGAAATGGTTTCATGTAGTTCGTGGGTTTCGTAATCCATGGTAATGGTCGGTTCATCCCAATAAACAACAATATCTTCCACCTCATTGAACGCCTTCATGTAATACATGGCAGGAAGGTACGATTTCAAATCACAAATCATGATTTCAACTTTGTCACCAATGCTATTATCCACCTTTCCGATACCACCACTGCGTTTATTGACTTTATACTCCTTCGCCGCAAAATAGTGTAACCGAATATCATCCGCACTCGCGCAACCAAATGCGAACGCAATCTTTTTTCCAACGCTGATGGATGCTCGCGCAAGCGCAAGACCAACATGGCGCGCTGCACAAACAAATATGACGCGATATTTTTCGGAAAGACCGATTGGCGTCAATGTTTTTCCAGTACCGGTGGGAGCAATATAGAGAACCAGTTTAGGAACAGAATTGTCTTTGATTACAGTGAAAATCTGTTTCTGATGTTGATAAAGCGTCATGTCAGAATATCTCAAAAGTTGTTCGTTCTTTTCAATGAACTCAACGGAGCGTCCAAGAATATCCAACATATTCAACTCCTCATCCATTGAATTCAGCAGGTAATTTACAATTTCACTAACATGACGATTTATATGAGGAATACTTGAACGAATCAACTTATACAACGTGAAATAGTGAATTACCCATTGGTCGGAATCCATCTTTTTATATTTTAACACATTTTCGATGAGTTCCAATAAAACATATTCAACCGCATTTGTATTTTTCATTTTTTTGCTGTCGTTTTTTTCAATACGAATAATATCCGCCTTCTTCACATTTGGATTTGATTTTACAGAAACGGACGCTACATGAAAACGATAAACCTTGCGAATTTCCTCCACTTTCGCCTGGAAGAACTTGTTGAATAAATAATCTTCCATGGGTGCGCTATAATCAATTTTCAAAAACAATAACAACGAGTTGTGTTTGTTATACTTCAAATTTACCTCGTGAAATCCACGAATAATTAATTGTAGGATTTCCTTTTCTTCGGCGCTCACAGGAACCTCAATTGAGTTCCATTCCGATTTTGTTAATTTGCGTTGCTTTAAATCCATTTTGATAAAACTTTGGTTTTGAAAGAGTGTTGGTATATATTTTGTTGTATTATCTTTAATTCCTTTACTTCAATTTTTTTTGAATTTGTAAAAAAATTGAACCCGAATTTGCGAATAATGCATGTTTTATAATCAAAACAATGTCGGCACTTATTGAAAATGATTTTACTATTATTTCCATTGAAGGAAATATAGGTTCGGGCAAGTCTACCTTGCTTGAAAATCTAAAGACACATTATCAAAACCAAAACAATGGAGTAGATATTATATTTTTAAGAGAACCCGTCGATGATTGGGAGAGCGTAAAGGATGTAAATGGCGTTACTATGTTGGAAAAGTTTTATGCGAATCAAGAAAAATATTCCTTTCCATTTCAAATGATGGCGTACATTTCAAGATTGTCTCTTTTGAAAGACGCTCTAGCAGAACGTTCACTTATACGAAAAACAATTATAATTACTGAGAGAAGTCTTTTTACAGACAAATATGTGTTTGCCAAAATGCTTTATGAAAATGGAAAAATGGAAGATGTAAACTATCAAATTTACTGTAAGTGGTTTCACAAGTTTGCTACAGAGTGTCCCTTGCACAAGATTATTTATGTCAACACAGATCCTCTTGTTTGTTATGAAAGAATCGTTTCACGTTCTAGAACGGGAGAAGAAATTCCAATGCCGTATTTGATTGAATGTCATACTTATCATGAAAATATGATGGCCGTGGATTTTATTCGGGATTTGCCGATTTTGACTTTGGACGGCAGTGATGATATTCATAAAGAACCGACTATTCTAGACGAGTGGATAAGACAAATTGATGAGTTTATAGCAGGGAACCTAGGTTCCCCTGCGACCCCTCCTGATAAACTGGTATTTAGATAAGTTTTAAGTCTCACTTGAAAATACTAAATGACATTTTAAACTAACTACGATGTTTTAAAATCCCATTTTTGGGATAACGATGAACATTGCTGAGTGGAATGTGGATTTTTGCTCCACTTTTTCTAAAAGTGGAATGTGGATTTTTTGCTCCACTTTTTCTAAAAGTGGAATGGAAATCGTAATCACATGCCCACATTGTAGCGACCAAGTTCTTATTCAAGAACTCAACTGTCGCATTTTCCGACACGCTATATACAAAACTACCTTAACACAAATTTGCCCACATTCACCCAAGGATATTTGCGATTCCTTGTTAAAAAACGGAGAGATATATGGTTGTGGAAAACCATTTATGGTCGTAGAAATGAATGAATCCTATGTTGCGGTTGTTTGTGACTATATATAGCGCAACGCTGCCGAAAATATATTATTCACAACATACTTAAAGAAACGCGCACATTTTTTATTATGTTTGCGAATCAAAAAATACAACCTATATTAGAATTTGAATACGTTCTCATGTTTGATGGATGTAGCAAAGGAAATCCGGGTGAAGCCGGCGCCGGTGCGGTTCTTTATAGAAACGAACAAGAAGTATGGGCGAGTTGTCAATATGTAGGGTCAAAAGAGACCAACAATTTTGCGGAATATTCGGGTCTTATCCTTGGATTGGAACATGCGGTCAAGGAAGGTATTTCTGAATTGCTTGTTCAAGGAGATAGTATGTTAGTTATAAAACAAATGAATAAGGATTTCAAAGTAAAATCATCGTCGATATTACCACTATTTAACTTAGCAACTGAACTAAAAGATAAATTTGAAAATATCGTTTTTCAACATGTGTATCGAGACAAAAACAAGCGCGCCGACGAATTATCTAACATGGCGATCCAAGCAGGGAACCCAGGAAGATTATAACAGTTTTTCATCAAGAAA